AACCATAACCGCCGCCAAATCCCCTCATCCGTACCCCCTGATCCGGGGCTCGTGGTTTGTCGCGAGAAAGATTTTCGCCCCGGGGCGGAACTCAAACTCGTTTTCATAAAGCCTCCGGACGGTGATCGCATTCGTCGCCGGTCAACTGCTTGACCACGCTCTCCGCGAGATACGCGCCACTCTCGCCTTCCGACGCCGTGACGAGCCGGGCGCCGTGCAGCCGCGCCAAGTCAGACCGCGGCCCGTCTCCCCGGCGCACCATGAGACTCCTCGGCGGCGATATTGACGGCGTAATCGCCCCACACGCGAGCGAGAGCGCCGATGGTGACACCTCTTGCCGTTCTTGCCCGTGCCGTAGAGGATCGCCATGATCTGCTCCGGGTTATACTGCAGGAGCGAATACCCACAGAGCTCCTGAAAACCCTTCTGATATACGCCGCATCGCCCCCGAACACGAGATCGAGGTGCGCGAGCCAGGTCGGGCACTCGGCCGCAGGATCGTAGTCCACCCCGCAGCACTTCGTCAGTAAGGTCCCTCCCGTCGCGCCTCGCGGAACGTCAGGGTATCCAGTTCCAGCGTCCCGTTCCGGCAGTTAAACAGTTCCGGCCGGGCGTCGAACTCATCAGGAGTCACCGCGACGGCTGGGGCAGCGCAGGCGATCATCGCCTTGAGCCGTGAGAGCATCCCCGACCTGAGGGCCCATTTCCCGACCTTCTCCCGCCGGTCGTCAGTGGTCGCCGAAGCCTCGATATGGATCGTCCGGGCGACCCGCTTGGCAAGCGCCAGCATCCGGCAGGTCTCGTCGCGCTCCCAAAAAAGAGCCGTTTCCAGATGTACCATGCGTCGAAACGTCTTACAATACCGGATCGAGTCCCGATACTGCGCCACAAGGCGGTCCCCGTTGCCGTCATCAGTGCACGGGAACTCCTGCGCCACCGGCGCGGGGTCGGGTCGGGCAACTCTACACCGACGTCGATCGCGTACTGGATCGTCCTGGCGTCTCGATACTCCCTCTGAGTCGCCTCCTCGACCATCCGCTGCCGCTCAAACTCCGCGATGACTACCGGGTGCTGATAAATGGTCTTCAGGAGCGCCCGGGCCTCAGCCTCNGAGATATCGTTCGGGTCGGGCAGCGGGTCGGGGTAGATGTCCGCCCATCGCCGGATCTCGGTCACAACANGNCTCCACGACCACCCGTCGACGTGATTGACCGGGGTTGCNNGGNTGTGGATTACGACAGGGCGCCTCTTCCGGCACCTCGTTTTCCGTTTGCTCCTCGTTTACCCCAGATAAACCACATGTTGTTATATCCTTGTTTTCCTCGGCGGGTGCCGCGTCGCACACAATCTCCCATATGCGACCGAAAACAGCCCCGCTGATCCGGGGGCCGCTCTCAGCGTCCACCTCTGCCGGCCACCGGCCCGCGAGGAGCACCTCGACCCCGTCGGCGGTCCGGCGGTCCCTCGGTGGCATCCAGTCCGTCCGCAGCGGGATATACGCCGCGTCCTCCAGGGCGATCGTGACTCCAGTCCACTCCTGGATCCTGGAGAGGATCTCCTGCCGCGCCTCGTAGGTCTCGACGGGGGAGCGGTTCCTGCAGGGCCGCCCGGGCGGCGTGAAACGATTTGGACTCATACGGGATTTTTAGAACAATAGTGCCGCTCAAAGTGTTGCCTCCTTTTTGGCGAAATATTCACGCACGCGGTAGCACCGCCTCCCGGAGCACCGCGACGTTCGTGCACTTGATCCCGGTCGGCGAATGCTGCCGGCAGTACCAATCCCATTCCCCGCGCCGGTCGTCGTAGATCGGATCGGGGCAGCCGCCGGCACCATGCCGGGGCGGCGAGGCTGTCGCCGGAGGTCACGCGAAGACCTCCGATAGTTTCCTCTGATAGTCGAACCGCATAGCCTTGCGAATCTCGTCCTCAAGGATCGTGGTCGGGTACCGCAACGCTCTTGGTGACATAGGAGGGGTTTCGAGCGATGATGTTCCGATGATCTCGGATCCACTGTTCCTTGTTGGAGTTCCACGCAATTTTCAGTTGAACGACAGGGTAAATCTTCACCAAATCCGACGGTTGATAGACGATGAAAAGGTAGTCTGCATCACACGTGTAGATCCACCCGGGCGCCCGACACTCGCCGTTGCGCCACACGCTACAATACTCAATGAGAATGTCGTTCGTGTAGGGTCGGAATCGCCACTTCTCTTGGGTCCGTATCACCTCCCCGCTATTCAGGGTCACGAACGTATCGATCCCCTTGGCGCTGGAGACTCATATCATCTGTCCGCTCCAATACGGCTGACCCTGGAGACGTTCTGGAAGTAGTTCTGATATATTCGGTCCAGTGGCCCCTTCTTTACTGCGAGACAGTGCGAGACACTCGTTGAACGAATGGACCCCCAGATCGTTCATACCTCATTCCCCCACACGGCCCACCCGGGGCCGCTCCNCGCGGGCAAACAACTCAACATATCGTTCGCCCGGGAACATCTTCTCGATCATTTCATNGACGATTGCGGGTTTCTTACTGTGTTCTGNCCGTGGNGCCCGGATAACAGAATCGAACCGGTTCGCCGGATCCGGTGTCCGGAAATTGCCCCGCACTCCGACGAGTAAGAGTTCGTGTTGAATCCTGAACCAATATCCCATGCCCTTTCGCTCTTTGTCCCATACGGCACAGGTGCGGTACNTAAACCCCCCACGCGTTCAGGACGGCGANGGGATTCTTCGAGCTTCGGGGCAGTCGTCCAGAGGAAAAGGATCGCCTCGTCCTCCGCCGGGATCTTCAAGGCTTTGATCGCCTCAAGATCCATGGTGGGATAGTGGTTCTCGATCTCCCGGTTCCGTGTCTCGGAAAACTCATACCTCCAGGGAGGATCNGCGAGGATCACGCGATACTTCCCGGTCGGAGGAGATACAACGGCCTTCACGCGCTCCGCATACCGTTGGCGGTTCTCCTCGCGTTTGATCTCGTTGTAGACCTTATTGATCGTCAGGTCGCCGCGCCGGAGCTTCTCCTTCACCTCCTCCGGTGCCTTCTGCACGATCTTCTCAACCCGGGCGATAGTGTCGTGGGACACCCCGGCGATCTTGGCGAGCTCTTTCTTAGTGTCGATCTTCTCGATCGCTTTGTCAGAATTCTGACAAAGCGTTTTGCCTGGAGCAGTCTGCCCATGAGACTGGTTCTCCCTCGCCTTCGCCGCGATGATATGTTTTCTCTTCAGGGCGAGTTCTCCCCGGATGAATGGAGTGAGGTTTCGCCGTGAGAACTGGTTGTCGATGATCCAGACCATCGCGTCATCGCGCGACGCGAACTCCATCTCGACGGTTTCGAACGGCTTCCCATGCGCCGTGCAGATCTCGTAGCGGGTGTGCCCGTCGACCAGAATGTTGTGACCTTTCCACACTACGAGGGCGTCCCGGCACCCCTCTTCCAGGATAGACTTCTCCAGGCCCGTTCGTTCGTCGGGAGATAGAGGGGGAATTAGTGCCTTGAATTCAGGGTCGATAATCAGTGTGCCTGGTCGGGGTGTGGGGCTTATTGCAGTTGTCGCTGACTCTATCATTGTCGATCACTCGTGTAATACCGTGGTCGTCCGGGCGGGCCGGTCAACTGCCAGGGAGACGGTCCGCTCGTCCATGTTCTTCTTGCTCAACTTCGGACACTGCAGGGTCTGCCGGAACGTCGTCCCGGTGACCCCGCAGATCCGGATCTTTCGGTAGCTATATCGCCGGGCGACCGCGATGTTGTCCGCGACCGTGCGCCCGTTGCCGGCGGAGTAGGGGCCGGCGATGTAGAGGATCGGGCGGGTCATGCGATCACTCCATACGTCCGCAGGTCGCTCTTCCCGTCACGGAGACCGACGATATACTGACAGAGTGTCGAGTATCCCCTCTGCACGGCGATCTGACTATCAATCGGTGTGCGATAATACCGATCCCGGACGAGCCACTCATCCACCTCGGTAATTAACGAGAAGCGTCCTCCGGATCGCGCCATATGTGATCCAGAATACCCGATCGGATATCTCTCGATCGACGAGGATGTAAACATCCTGATCCCGGTTCGACGCCTTATCGACCTTCCGGGCGAGAAATGACCACGAGTGCCACCGTCTCGGAGGCGAGGGATATTCTTCGAAAACATCGTTGGGTTTGCGTTCAACGTCGATCTTGCATATCTCCTTTCCAAACGTCAGTGACCGCCGATCGTAGGTGTGGACGATCACGTCTTGCGGCGAGAACTTCGCCCGGTCTCGCCCGACCGGACGCTCAGCCCGGATGCCATCGTGGATAAAGAGGGCGTTGAGCTTCGCGGCGACGACGAACTCCGGATCATGAGAGTATCCTGCGTTAAGGGCTCGCCAATCTTTACGCGACACCTGCAACCCGCCCCCCTGACAATCTGCACGTTCACCGCGTCGATATCGAACCCGATCGCCTTCCCGCCCCATCTCCCGGGCCATATCGAGGACCGTGCCGGATCCCATGAATGGATCGAGGACGGTATCTCCCGGATCGGTGAACGGCTCGAATATCTGCCGCAATTCTTCCTTGCCCTGCTGCCACTCGTGCGCCGACTTCTCGCGCCCGGTGCCGAGAATGACATCGCAGAAATACCGCTTCGGGGCCATCCGGGGCGGCTTGTGGAATATCAGGATCGGCTTAAACCCACACATCACACTCCGAGAATGAACTGCCTTTGTCGTTCCGGCGTGTTTCAGGGCGGCAATCCAGTAGAAGTCAAGGTGTCTGCACATCTGATCGAGGATGCGATCGAGATGAATGTGGCCCACGTAGGTTATCAGAAATCCGCCGGGTTTCAGGACGTATTCCGCCGCCCGCGCGAATCCCTCATAGTTCTCCAACCAGTCCTTAACGTATGGCGGATCCGTGATGATGCAATCGACCGATCCCTCACCCGAGTATATGATAGTCCTTGAGGAAGTCGCCATGGTACACCTGCACGGACGGCGGAAGTTTGACGACTGCCGCCCCTTCTCAGCGAGTTCTTCCCGGCGTCTCTGGAGGGTCTCCTCCTTCTTGATGTCGTTAAAGACCTTGTTGATTGATACGCCCGGATCGCCACGCCGGAGCTTCTCCTTCACCTCCTCCGGTGCCTTCTGCACGATCTTCTCAACCGGGCGATAGTGTCGTGGGACACCCGGCGATCTTGGCGAGCTCTTTCTTAGTATCAATTGCGGCCTTGTCAGAATTCTGACAAGGCCGGGGGTTGCCCCCCCTGTTGAGGTTACAAGATTCTCCTTCGCCTTCGCCGCGATGATATGTTTCTCTTCAGGGCGAGTTCTCCCGGGCGAATGGAGTGAGGTTTCGCCGTGAGACCTGTTGTCGATGATCCAGACCATCGCGTCATCGCGCGACGCGAACTCCATCTCGACGGTTTCGAACGGCTTCCCATGCGCCGTGCAGATCTCGTAGCGGGTGTGCCCGTCGACCAGAATGTTGTGACCTTTCCACACTACGAGGGCATCGCGGCATCCCTCCTTTAAAATAGACTCTTCGAGCCCCTTCCGCTCTTCTGGGAGGAGGGGGCGGGATCAATGCTTTAAACTCTGGATCAATAGTTATCATTGTCGATCACTCGTGTAATGCTGTGGTCGTCCGTCCATGTTCTTCTTGCTCAACTTCGGGCACGCGGGCGTCTGCCGGAACGTCGTCCCGGTGACCCCGCAGATCCGGATCTTTCGGTAGCTATATCGCCGGATTTCGCGGTCGGGGCACCCTACACAATCGCTGACGGATGGCCGGGCCCCTCCGCGGATCCGGGCCGGGATGTAGGGGTCGCTCACCGCGATCGCCCCCTCGGGCCATGCGGGCCGGCGCTCGTAGGCCGGGCACCCTTCGGTGTCGATGCACCCGATCGGGCACTCGAACCCGACCACATTGCCGGTGCGCCCGCAGAAATCAACCACGAAGATCCACCAGTGCCGCTCGCGGTAGTGTGACCGGCAGCCGAGACAGGTGTTCATGCTCGCACCTCCTCACGCTGTGCCTTAAGGTGTGCCCTCCGCGCGCGGCAATACTCAGCGTTGCGGACGTGGTGCACGTTGCGCTTTATAAAATTCCTCTGCAATTTCTAGCGCCTTCCAGATTGGTACGCGGCGGGTTGGCACGCCCTTTGGCGGATATCGAGTAGGTATAATCTCGGAAAAATCCTCGTTGCGCGTCAAAATATTGTCTCCAGCAATTACGCCCCATTATACCCCCCTCCGGCGGTATGACGTTGCTCCAGCAGAAGGAGACCCGCGTGTTTTTGTCTGGAGGGATGGATGAAAGATCTGAGTAGCAGGGAGGCTGGCGTTCATGCTCGCACCCCCTCGCGCTGTGCATCCAGGCGCGCCCGGAGTCTATACCATCGCGATTGTACGGCGGCATGCGTCCGCGAGGATTGCGGATACGCGCCGTAGTAGAGTGTCACTGCTTCTTTCGCATTCCGCGCTCGCCGGATCACCTCTTCCTCTTCGTCGCTCCACGCGTTCGGGTGCGGTTTGCGGGTCGCGGGCACGGTGTGGGTGTGGAGCGCCATGCACGCCTCTCGAGTGCCCTCGGTCTCCGCCCGGTCGAGTATGGTCAGCGCCCGGTCCTTGAGCCGGGAGACCTCATCGAGGATAGTCTGGGCGTCTGCGACCTCCTGCTCCCCCTGCTCCTGCTCGCACTCGTCCCGCATCCGGGCAACCTCGTGCATCGCATAGCAGGCATCCTTGACGGGGCAGAGGATCTCAGGGTTGTCGAGGTGTGGGCAGACGCCGTCGCCGTAGGGGTAGGTGCAGGGGTCGGTGTCGGCCGCGTGCTCCGACCGCTCGTCATAGTGCACACACGGGCCAGAGGTCTGCGGCCGGAGGATCTCAGGCTGCCGAGTCGAAAGCCCGAGCAGTTCCCGGGCCTCTTCGGGCGTCGCAAAAATGAGGATCACGCCGACGCCTCCATGCACTTCTTGCATAGCGTTTTGCTCTGGAAGAGCTGCGAGAGTTTCGCCTGGCTCGCCGACACGGCCGCACCACAGTTCGCACAGACCTCTCCGGATTGTGGTGCACCCGACACGGAGGCCTCCGGGGTCGGCGGTGCACTCGGCGCGGGATCTGGTGCAGTCGCCGGTGGCTTGATGCACTGTGCGACGGCCGCCGCCGCTTGCTCTGCCGCTGTAGGGGCCGGGCCCATCACCGGGGGCGGGGCAGCCACAGGTGGAGCGTCCTTCGCAGGCTCCTTGACTGGAGCCGGAGGAGTCGGTGTTCCGACGTCCGGGACCTTGTCGAGCGGCGTCGAGGTGATCGAGGCGACCACCTGCCGCACCGTGAGCCGGTCTGCGTCCGTCGCGCAGTTGGTATATTTCAGGAGTTTGCGGCCGAAAATCACGACCGCGTCGTCGAGATCCCGTTCGGCCTCGACATGGCCGGCAACGGAAAACGTGATGGTGCTCCCGTTTTCCAACGGAAGCGTCGCCCCGAGGATGACCTCTTTCGGGGTGAATGTCATGCCTGCACCTCCTCCTGCGCGTTCCACCACTCGCTGAAATGCTCGATACAGAGCACCCGGTCGGTGTGC